TGTTCGGTTCTTCTGAGTGAAATACAGTAGCGGCCGCGACCATGTATCTAATTTGTGGAGTTTCATAAGTTTGTCCTGTTGAACGATTTTTTACCAGGTACTTTTCAATCAGCTGTTCAATGGCTGCATAGCCATACAGTTCATCTTTGCTGTGGTCAATGAAGGAATCCATTCGGTTCCAATCATCTTCGGTGTACCATTCCAGCAGTTCAGGAGTGTACAGGCCAGTGGCCACATTCTTTTGTACAATGCTGTACAGTGATGGCACATCATAGCTGCCGTACACATCTTTTCTCAACATGCTCAGTCGTTGCTTGCCGGCCACATATTGATAGTTGGTATGACCCACATCAGGATTTGATTCTACATCGATCAGGTCTACAATTGCTCTAAGTGTAATACCATCAATTTCTTTGGTGGTGATACCATCGTAGAAATGCAATTGTGCTTTGATCTCCACCATACTTTGGCTGACATCTGCTATGCCTTGGCATATTTTTGCTACTTGGGTTTGCCATTTTTCGATGGCCATGATCTCGCGGCGACCGCTTCGTTTTACTACATTGATTGTTGACATTTACTTCTCTTGTTATTTTACTTGTACTGCTGTGTTATCTGTGACTGATGCAGACTCTTCTTGACTTCTATCTCTGAGCTGGTATTTAATACAACTGTCCGATCCCAATTCAGTATATATTTAGATTTGTCTACGAGGACTAAATTACGATCATCATTGGTCAAAACCAGCTCTGCAGAGTCCATATCGCCACGATTCAAACATGTTATAGTATACAGTATTCCCAGTCCTCTTGCAACCTCACAATACATGTTGTCGCTCAACAACTGCCAAGGATCCGGCCAAGTGATTTGGTCGTCCCAGTGCAAATGGTAAGCTGTCCAAGGGGATTGAAACCACCAAGAGTTAATGGTTTCTAGTGCCGATTCAACAGGCTGGTCAGCAACTTGAGTTCGAAGTTGATTCCAGCTGTCAAGTCTTGCTTCAAATGTTGCAGGCCACTTCAATGTATATGGTTTATGCTGTAGGTGATTGATCCAGGGTCGCCGGTGTTGGTGCTGATGTAGTTTACAAAAATTTCATTACTGGTCTGTGACACGGTCAGTGTGATGCCAGTGGGAGTATTTTCTGAAAAATCATCAGTGTATGTCAGCGCACTGGGCGAGTCGTCGTATAAAACAACTGTGATTCTGCCAGTTCTATATGCAGTGTCTCTGGAAATGGTATAATCAATGTTGAGTGCCCAAACATCAAGTTCACTATAAGAAAAAGCAGCAGTAGGCGAAGTCACATTGTTGTTCAAGATCGCTGTCAGCCCAGATTTTCTCACATACGGGCCCAGGGCCAACTGTTGACCATTGGTAAACGCAATACTGGCAGTGCCATTCAAATTGACTCTGGGATACAAGGTGGCATATTGGTCTGGGCGATCAAAAATATCGCCAACGCTGATGTTGTTGGGTGATACAAAATCAATAATAGAAGTGTAGGGTTGTGCAACACCACCAAAGTGATTGCCGACATCGCCGAATGTATTTTGTGCAGTGGCATTGCGTTCCACTTCAAACACAATGCCGCGAGCATAGATGGTATCAAAGTCGCAACTTTGTACGCCGATGCCACGCGGGTCATATGCAGAACCCAGGGGGTTTGGTTCAACCAGTATGCCTTCAAACAGTGTGGAAAAGTGTGAGCCAGTGAAGTCAATGCCACGTACCTGTTGATCAGTTTTCATGCCATAGGTGCAACCTGAGAATGTACAGTTATCAAACTTGATCTGATGTGTATCGTTGGCAGCAGTGCTGATAAATTTAACACACGAAGTATCGGCCACAGCTGATGTTAAATCAACAGTGGTCAGTGGCCCAATAAACTCAACCTGATTAAAAACAAATTCTGTTGCTTGTTCTATGCATACAACATCAGATGCTTTGAGACTGGCGAAGGCCATATTTTCACATGTGACACTAATTGGAGGTTGGGCACCATTGGTTCCAATGTTAACACCAGTCTGTTGTAAACTGTCGCCGGTCTGCATTGTGTACACTGCTGTGGCTGTTGCTGTCAGTTGAATAATACTGTTCTTGGGGCCTTCGCCAATCAGTGTGGCGTAAGGTGGAATAACAATAGTTCCTGAAACTTTGTAAACGCCAGCTGGAAAAAATAAACTTCTACGAATTGCAGGATTCACTTCTCTACAGTACAATTGATAAAGTGCGCGGTTAATGGCCGCAGTGTCATCAACAATGCCGTTGCCAACTGCGCCAAAGTCTTTGACTGTGGCGAATTGATCCATCCAGTTTTGCAAGGACAGTTGAACCGGTGTTCCAGATGTCGCGCCTGTTTGTACTGTGTATCCGGTGGCTTCTTGGCCCGAATAAGTGTAATCTTGCACAAGGTACAGTATGTCAGAAAATTCAGTGAGAATTTCTGTATTTCCAACCACCGGAGCACCTTCTTCTAGCGTTCCGTTACCAATGAACAATCTACGTTCGTCGATACTCCATCCCAATTCAGCGCCTGCTAATTGCGGTAGATCTTCTTGTAACCCTTTACGCTGGGTAATTCGCGAAATTTGTACAATAGCCAATTTAGTTGTCCTTTGTTATCAACTATTTAGCAGATAATACTGTTCGACTCTTTTCCACCATTTGGATTTCCAGTGATCAAATTCCGCACCTTCAATGATAAATTCTTGATATTGTGGCGTGCCGGTCACATTGCCCATGTCATCTGTCGTGGGTTTAACGCACATTAAAATAACACCTTTGCGTATATTTGTGCCGTACACTTCGTTGTGTGCTTCAGCGTAGGCACACAGTTGCAAGAAATAATCTTCAATCCACTCAATTTTTTTGGGCTTGTTTGTTTGCTTAAAGTCCAAAATACTTTGTTGATTGTTGTGCATGCCACAGCAGTCTGTTGTGCCTGCATAAATGCCGGGAAAGTACAAGGGCACTTCTACACCCCAGAACTCATCTACATTTTTAAGCCCGTTTTCGATCACAACTTCTGCCATGGCATGACTTGCCCACCCAAACGGATTGGTGCCTTTGTCTTTGATTTCACCTGTCTTGACATAATTTTCAAGATAAGTGTGCATTCTTGTGCCTCGGTTGGCTGCTTCTGTTGTGATCTGTTGCGCTTTTACTTCGCCCACTGCCTTGCGCCAGTTGGCCAGAGCAATGCGACTTTCTGCAGGTTTTGTCTTGTCAAGAATAGTGGTAACACTAGGGACTCTGCTACCGTCGGGTGTGGCATACAGGCGTTTTCCATCCACCTGCTCTCTGGTTAGCAAGTGATAATCAAACTTTGGATTGTACATTAATTAAAGACCTTTGTGTATGAGTTTTGATTCAGTTTGGTAATGTCCCCATACAACAATACCATACTTGTTGATGTGCAGTTGATGTATGTCATATTGCTCTTTTGCTTCTTTTATTGCTCGTATTTTTAATCTATCTAGTATGTTTCTTACTTGAGAACTGTTGTATTTTTCTACCAAATTCACACGACTAGTCAGCTCGTTCCATTTTTTTGCTAGTATTTGAGCAGTCCATAAATCTAGCATTTTCATTGTTTTATGTCCAACCACCATTGGTACTTTATAAAATTTGTCTGTTAGACCGGTGCCAGACGATAACTCGCTATACAGTGTTGCAAGGTCTGGCACAACACGATCCTCAAATGAAAAATACACTTCTTTGATGTCAAGCCCCCAAAATCTCTGATAACCGGGATCCGCTGCTGGACTGTTTGGTAAAAATGACCAGTTGGCCCATGTGGCTCTTAGTAATCCCAATTCAAAAAACTTAACATAAGAATTAATCAGACTGTCAACTGTTTGTCCTGGCAGCCCTAGTATACATTGTAGTTCTGTCTTGCGAAATTTTTCAGGCGGTAAGTTATTTCTTAGATTGTTTGTCATGTTAACAATAGCTTCCCACGGAACTGTAGGGCGATCAATTGCCTTTAATACATCTTCATCTGCATCTTGAAGATTGATAACAGGAGGTACATCGTATACAAGACTATTTTGAGTAATAATGTACTCGGTTACATCTTTCTTGAGTTTAGGCGTGTTATTCACTATAAAAGAAAAACTACGAGCAGGATCATATAAAGAAATTGCATAATCAAACGCTTTTATGTCATCTGGCCATTGTCCAAAGTTGGCATCTGTTTCTCTTATGGCCACGTTTAGTCGATAGAACAAATCAATGTCGTGTTTCCATTCGTGGGTACGGCGTTTGACTTTTTTAGTTAAATTTTGTGACCAATCACAGAAGGTACAACTATACATACATCCTCGGGCAAATTCAATAGCCCAATATTGGTCTTTGACCGGAATTCCATGAGCTGCCAGATGGTCACGAACTTTGAACATGTGAGCTTCTTGGCTCACATAAGGACTTTGACTTAGGTAGAGTTCATCTGTTAATGTTTCGTGCGGATATATTTTTCTCAGACCATTGTCATTTTCAATGACGTTAACAAACTCATTTTTGTCAACTAGGTGCCCAGAATGATAATCAATGATTTGTTGAAATGGTTTCTCACCGTCGCCGTATACTATATAGTCTATGTACGAATGGTTGATGAAAAAATCAACTTGGTTGTCGGTCTCTGTTTCTTTATGTACAGATAGTTGTGGGCCGCCACAGACAATAATTATATTTGGTAATTGTTTTTTAACTTCTTTGGCAATTTGATATTGCAAGTCAAAATTCCAAACATAAAATCCGAGACCCAATATATCAGGTTGTTCTTGCACAATATTATTAATTATAACATCCAGTGGATCTAATAATACAATCCCAGGAAGCAACCATTTTACATTGGGATTTTTTCCATGCAGTTCGTACCATTTTTGCATGTAAAGCCATGCAGGATTTACACTGACTTTTTCATGTTTGATTAATTGTGTCAGACTATGCGAACAAAATTTTACTCTCATTTAAACTCTAAATGATTCTCCGCACCCACATCGGTCACGTTCGTTTTTGTTAATGAACTCAAAGCCTTCGTTGAGGCCGTTTCTTTTGAAATCTACTATCATGCCATCCAAGTACGGTATGTGTTTTGGATCAACAAACACACGCACGCCATTTGAATCGTAATGTCGTACACAATGTAAGTTGGGATTGTCTACGTATTCTAACACATAAGCAAGGCCAGAACAACCGGTGGTTCTCACACCAATTTGGATACCTTCACCGCGGCCGCGAGAGATCAAACTCTTTTTAATTTTTGCAGCAGCAGTGTCAGTGACGTCAATCATTGTACCGAATGTTTAATTCTATAGTCAGCTACTGCCGCCTTAATGGCATCTTCTGCAAGTATTGAACAATGAATTTTAACAGGGGGAAGGGCAAGCTCAGTAGCAATTTCGCTATTTTTGATCGCTTCCGCCTGCTCAAGGGTACGTCCTTTGACCCACTCAGTAACAAGCGAACTTGACGCAATCGCGCTGCCGCAACCGTATGTTTTAAATCTTGCATCTGTGATTACTCCATCCATGACTTTGATTTGCAGCTTCATCACATCGCCGCAGGCCGGAGCCCCAACCATGCCTGTGCCTACATCACCATCGTCCTTGGCAAAGCTGCCCACATTGCGTGGATTCTCATAATGATCAACTACTTTTTCTGAATAGGCCATTATTTTTTCTCCAATTTATTCCAACTATACTGTCCGCTGCTGGAATACCCTATGTATTCTTCGCCAGTTTCCATGTCTGTCAATTTGTACTTTTCAGGACATTTTGTATAAACAGTAAGAGTGACCGGTGTCGTCAGTTCACTAACAGTTTCACCTGATTGTAACTTACGCACGGTCATTCCAGTCAATCTTGTTAATTTTTACTGTGGCACAATGTTAGATGCTTGCAGGCCTTTTTGACCTTGAACCACGTCGTACGACACACGCTGATTTTCTTTGAGGACTTTGAATCCATCTGTTTGAATTGCTGTGTAGTGTGCAAACAGTTCTTCGCCGCCTGCGTCTGGAGTAATAAACCCAAAACCCTTGGTTTCATTAAACCATTTTACTTTACCTGATGCCATTTAAAAAATTTCCTGTTGTATTAAATTGTTGAATTTACAGCTATCGTAATAATAGCTATGCGTATAGTATACTACACTCTCAGTGTATTTACTAGTCTTTTGAGTATACTGCGAATTTGGTTGTGTTTACTGGCGGCGTTTCATTGCCGACTTGGCATTGCTGTTGACCACTTCTTGCGCTTGATCAACACTCATGCCAGTGGCAGCTTCTGTGTCGCCCTTGAAGCTGATTATGTCTGAACCAGGATCAACCGGGTTAAGAATGTTGCTGAGTGGCTCAGCTGCGACCATGTCATTGAGATTGGTGTCGTTTACATTGACGCCCACGGAGCGAGCCAGCTCAATGAATGTTTTTTTACTAATTTGTTTTGAGGCTGCTTCGTCGTTGGCTCTGTCGCTGAGAAAGGTGGCCAATGCCGCAAGTTTTTGGGCATCAGCTTGCGATTCAACAAACTCTCGTAAACGCATTATCTGCGATCGCGGCCCAGGCCAGCTGGAACTGGTTCTTCAACTTCTGCATCAACTGCTAAATCATCTACTGGCGCAGCAGCCATTGGGTCAGCCATTGGATCAACTGGTAGTTCAGCAGCTACATCGCCACCGGGAATTACTGGAGCCTGGCCAGTGACTGTGCCCATTGCAGCTTCCAGTTGTGTTTTAGAGCCTTGCAAGTTTTGAACCATTCCGCCCAGTGCAGCAGTTGCGTCGGCATTAAATTTGGTTGCTTGCTCGTAGCCAATTTCATTGCGGATCTGATCTACCAACGCAGGCAAATCTTTAAATTGCAATGAAGTGATCTGTTCAATCATCTTCTGCACTTGATCAACCATGTCTTGGCTGGCCAAAATAACCTGGGCTTGCTGCACTTCGCTTTCGCTCAAACGACGACCAGTTCTACGACGGTTTTCTGCGGTCACTGCTTGTAGTGCTGCACCTTGCACAAGTTTTTGCTCGTCTGGTGAAAGCGTTTGACCAGCAGCGCTTTTGGTCATGGCGGCTTTGAGTTTGGGATCTTGAATTTTGTTTAGTGCCTGTTTGGCCTTGGCTGGATCAACCGCGGCTGGATCAACCGCAGCAGCGCCGCCAACACCACCAGTTTCGGTGCCCGGGAATTCTTCACGAAGTTTCTTGGTCAGCACTTGTTCTATCATTACCAACTTCAGGTAGGCTGGGCTTTTTTCACTGCCATGATAAGAAGTGGTAGCACGGTGTTCGCGTATCAAGCCGCGGACTCGACCCAACATTGTATTTGCCTGGCGTTTGGAAATTGATTCAAAGGTAATGGTATTACCAAAGTAACTTTCGAATACTTTAGCGATTTGTTTTGTTTGTGGCAGCACGGCCAGGTCTTGAAGTTTCATTGTCGAATCCTTGTTGTTGATAATATTTAGCCCAGTTGACGCAAATGTCTAACCTATTTTCTATCTCTTTTTTCTGTATAATTTTACTTTCCAGCTTGGTCAGTATAATTTCATGCTGATCGGCAGTTTTTGCTCGATCGCCCAGGGTTGCTCTGGTGTTGATATCCACTGTTAAAAAATGTAGATTGTTGTCTAGTTGTAGTATGTCTCTAGCTGTGTTATACCGTGCAAACTTGTCGGCAATGCACCAGCTGAGTGCTGCTCTTGTGCTGTGGAAAAGTCCAACATCAGTTAAAGAACAGTATACTCTATAGTCTGCAGACTCTTTGACAATGCGATAGCGACCAAATACTTGGTATTCGCCAGCATCATTTTTCCAAAGACTGTTGGCCTGTAGCGCAAAAAACTCAGTTTTAAACAAGCGTTCAAATTGTGTGTCTAGAGTCATTTGATGACGTATTGTGTGACAAGATACCCGACCATAGCAGTCAGTGTACCAATAGTACCTATGCCCCAGTTGATCAGTTGATCATTGCGTTTTTCAGCCATGGACTGTACCATATCGCGTACTTCACAAATGATTTTTTCAAGTTGGGAAATTTTAGAATCTACATTGTCCAATCTTGATTCCAACGCACTGTAGCGTTCTGCGCACAGTTCCACATGTGCTTCTAAACTTTTCTTTTCAATATTGGTAGTATCCGCCATTTAAGTCTCCGTTGATATATTTATGGAGATTGGCGCAAACCAAATATTCTGAGACGGGCCCTGAGTCACAATAACAGATGCCAATTCGGGTTTGTTATCCAGTTCAGTCAGCATGGGAACACCGTCAGCATCAGCTCTCAGTATGCTGGTTGGGTCAACATCATCGCCGTATATGTTGTTGGACTCTGTTTCAAACTCAAACATCCATGCACTGCGTGATATATCCACTATGGGATCTTGCAGACGGAACAGTTGTGTTCTTAGTCCAAGAATCTGTGTTACAGTTTCCCAGTTGCGTTGTTGATTTCTAGCACGGTTCCAGGATTCTGCATCGGTTATCATATTGCCTGCATTGTCGCGAAACGGAATTCTTGACGGTTTAAAATGTCCTGTAATTCCAGTGGCTGTTATGTCAAAGAAAGTTTGTACTGCATATTTCATTTGTTCTTTTTACTCAATTCATATAGAACTTCAACTTTACTGCACAGTTCGTTGAGTGCTACATTGTTGTGTCGGGATTCAAATATTTCTGACCAGCGGCGCTTGTGTTCTAATTCGTCCAGTTCTTGTTTCAGTTTGGGATCTTGATAATGCAGTGACCGATGCTGGGCACCGGGATGGCGTGCATACACTGTCCGACCGCCATCTGGACTTTCAAATATTGTCACTTCAGTAATCTTGCTCACCATCATAATGAAGTATTTAACGCCAAAAGAAAACCCTGGGTTTTAATCCAGGGTTTTTGTATCAAAAACTAATTGCTTAGTTTGTGAATGTTGCAGTGGCTGCTGTACTACCGCCGGTGGCAGTGTCTAGTGTAGCAGTGGTCCAAGCGCCTGTGGGATACACAGCAATAGCCAATGTATCTGTACCGGTGTCAGTAACTTCATATATAGCGATAGTGGCCTTGGTTTGAATGGCAAGCATAGTTGCATTCAAAACCGTCGGTGTGGCCACACTTGCCAAAGTGATTGTGAAGAAGTCTAACTTTGGACCAGCCAAGTTAACTGTGACAGCACTGGTTGCGCTGTTTAACGGTGTTGGCCAACCAGCACCTGGTGAAGATGCTGTTGTGTTGGTATCCATGTTGGATACTGGTTGATACGTGCCGTTTGTTGCTGTTGTGATATTTGCCATTTTAAAATCTCCTAAAGTATGTGGTCTTGGTTGACCTACTTTTATTTATGTATTTGGAGAAAAATTACCGTTTAGGCTGCTTGTTCTGGGTTGTTTAGAGCACGGTTTCCTGCACTAAATCCAAATCTATTCACCAGCTTGGCGCGGCCTGCCGGGGTGGCCAACACCCAACCTTCTTGTCCCGGCTGCTGACGATCCAACTGCGTCAACATGTCAGTTTTGATATTGTGCAACAACATAAACGCTGCGAACGCTGCGGTGATGCCGTCGGTGTTGGATCGTGGGCTTTGTAAATATTCCACAATGTTGTTGAATTTGCGTGGTGTCACATTGGCTTGCAACCAGTCACCAAAGCCATTCAGCAAGTTGTCGTAGTTGCTGGTAATTCTAGAATTGATATAGCGTTTGCATAGCTGTGGCAAGTCCGTGATGCCGGCTGAGCGCAGGTCAGCAGGATTAAACAATCCGTCAATGTCCGTGCCGTGAACGGAAATAATTTGACTCAGTTGCTTGACCAACTGAGTGTTGAGTTCAATATTTTGAATGTCTTTGACGCTGGGTTCGATCAACAACAATCCAGCAACAGGATCCAGTGCAATGCTTTTAATTGCACTGGGCGAACTGTCGGGATCTTTGTATCTGGTGTGAATTGCAACACCAACTTCACTGGCAGCAATACGCTGTCCTAGCTGGCTGCTGGCCGGTATTTTGTATTCAACAAAGTTTGGTCGGAACACAAATGCGCCAGCAACTTCAGGCGGAGTGTTGGTGTACAACAGATCGCCTTGCACATAACCACGCATGTTTTCCGGAGTGGCAGCCCGCAACAGCGGAAATAACTTTTGATAGATAGCTACCAGTTCAGTTCTGTCACCCTTGCGCAGGGCCATTATTTGTTGAATATGGTCTGGCGATGTGGCCAGGCCGTCGTAGCCTTTGGCACTGAATCCGCTTTTGTCTGTGAGCACAAATGTACCATCAGGCTTGCGACCAAATATGATAGCAGGTTTTCCGTCCCACTTGACAGTGGTAGTTGCTCGGGTGTTTTCAGCAGCATGTCGCATGATTTCCACTGCTTCACGAATACCTCTAGTTCCTTTTTCAAACACTAGATCTTCCAAGTGCTCGATTCTGGCATCCTTTGCACCTTCCACAATGACCTGCATGCCTTGGTTCACAATACGATCACGCAGGCGTGCAAGAAAATCCACTTCTGTGTATTCTTTGTAAACTGGTTCATCGCTTTCCATAAAAGGCACACCTTTTTTGGCAAAGTGGTCTCTGGCATCGGCCAACTTGGCATCACGCTTGGGATCCTGTTCCAGTGCAGCCACAATAGTTTCTACACTGTATAAATCTTCTTTGGTTGCTCGGTTGCTCAGCAACAGTTTGGCAATCTTGTCGGGATCATCTGTGATAATTTCATTGGTTGTACGGTCAGCAATGCCTGAAGTTTGATTCAGTTTGTAACCCATGCTTTTGGCTATGCTGTTGATCAGCACATTACGATCAGACCCACCGTACTTGCTGTCAGCAGCGGCTGTGAGCGCAAACTTGGAAAATGGCACATTGGTCAAAAACATAAAGTCAGTTTGCACATGGCCCGCGGTGGGTCTTCCGTTGATGGGAGTTTTAAAATGCACACTGATGCCGGACCGTTTCACATAGTCTTCGGGTTTGAAACCATGGCTTGTAGCCCACTGACTCAGTTTTGCAGCCAGTTGGTCTTTGCTGACAGCACTGGCATCCACTGCTATATCCAAGTCACCAGATGTGGGTTTTAGACCAGTTGAGCCCAGTTTGTTGTTTTGCAGATCCAGGCCGGGCAGCATCATTTCCAGCCAGGCCAAGGTGGGATTCACGTCTGCTTGATTGATGCGCTGAGTCAGAATGCGACCATTCTGATCTTTGAATACATTGCCGCCTTCTTTTAATATCATGTTACTTTGAATCCCAATGCTCTCAGCATGTTGTCAACTGTGCCGTTGCCAGTTGTGTTCACAGCAGTGGTTCCGCTGGTTTGTTGCAATGCAGTTCCAAGTTTGTACAGCACTGCGGGATCAACACCATTGTCTTTGAACACGGCTTGCACACCTGCGGTATCAAGAACTCGGCCACCAGCAGTGGGCGCAGTGCCAGGCGCAGTACCGTCGGCAGCAGCACCGTCGGCTCCAGTGGCTCCTGCGGCAGCATCTGGATTGTTTGGATCTACTTCTGGCTGCTCTAGTTCCACGCCGGCCCTATTTTTTGAAGATATCAGTTGGGCACCAGCCATTGCTGTCAATATATATTCAGTGGCTGCTGGTGTTACATCTTGCCCGGCTTTGTATGCTTGTAAAATTTTGGCTTTGGCTGCGTCAAGTTCATTTTTAAATCCAGATTGATCTTGAACTTGCTTCAACCCGATCATTTGATAAGTGCTGGCATCTCTGATGGCAGTTTTTTTATTTACATATATTAAAAACTGTTTCCAATATTCATCTTCGGCCGAACCAGCAGGTGGTGTTTCTACAGGTGGTGTTTCTGCGTCGGGTTGTCCGGCACCACCTTTGGCCAATTGCCCAGCCATGTCTCCAAAGGCACCACCACCGCCTCGGGTGGGTGGTGTTGCTGCTCCGGGTGTTGCTGCGCCAGGTTTTGCTACTCCGGGTGTTATTGCCCCAGGTATCGGGGGTTGCCCCGGCATGCCTGGCATCTTCATCACATTGACAGCATTGAATCCAGGAGGAGTACCGGGTTTGGGCGGTGTTGTAGGTGCAGGTTTTGCTACTCCAGGTGTTATTGCCCCGGGTATTGGGGGTTGGCCAGGCATGCCCGGCATCTTCATCACATTGGCAGCATTGAATCCAGGAGGAGTACCGGGTGTTGGTGTTGTAGGTGCAGGTTTCTTACCGGCTGGCTGCATGCCGGGCATTTGCATCACATTGGCAGCATTGAATCTGGGAGGTGTAGCCACTGCTTCGGGCAGTGGTTTTGTAGCAGGTGGCGCCAATCTGTTTGCCATGTCAGCAAAGGCGCCAGCACCACCACGAGCGGGTGGTGCAGCAGCAGCGGGTGCGGCTTTGGCTAGTGTTGCTGCTTCTTTGTTCCAGCCGGCTGCAAATTCCGCAGCAACTCTTTTCATGTCTGAGTTTTTTCTTACCGCGGCCAATTTGGCATCTTTGTCAAGAATTCCTGCGCTTTTTGCTTGTCCAGTCCAATTTTTGGTGACACCAGTAGCATCGCCAAGGCCTCTTGCTATGTCCATAATGCCTTCGTCGGCGCGGCGTCGACTCAGTTCATGAATTTGCATCAGTTTTTCTCACGGTTCTGGTAAACTTGCCTGGGTCGCGCAGGTTGATGGCATTGAGCAGTTTGCGTTGCAAATTTTTAGCAGTTTCGGGTTCGTAACTGGAGTCAATCTGCTCTAACAGGCGTATAGCACTGGCTATGATGTTACTAGCACGGTTTTCAATCACATGGCGATTGTCACGCTCAATGTACATCGAATCGAGTTCTTCTAACAAACTTCTAGTTTTCTTTTGCATTTTGGTCCTGGCGCCTTTGTGTTATTTATTAGATCATATCTACATTGTTCTTAAATAAAAGATGGATACATTTTGTGTTTTGCCCTGGTTCAGCCTTGAATTGCCATCTAACTCTCCGTGTTGTTTATTACCTGCTACTGCCAATATTGATCAGATTAAACAAGATTTATTAGCCGGAGTCAAATCAGAGTCTTGTGCAAAGTGCTGGACTGTGGAATCACAAGGTAATAAAAGTAGGCGACAACTTGAGAACGAGTTTCTTGATTATAAACTAGACCGCGACTTAGAATTAATAAAACAAGATTGTAAAACACTCAACACAACACCGGTAGTTTATCAAATAACTACTAGTAACCTTTGTAACCAAGCATGTGTATCGTGTGGCAGTGGTGCATCAACTAAATGGGCGGAAATTGAAAAAAGAATGGATATTGTTCCAAAAAAACGATTTGATTTAAAATTAGAAGACTCGGATATCAACTATGCCACTGCAAAACGAATTAGTTTATTAGGTGGAGAACCGTTTTTTGATCCAAAAACATTTGTTATATTAGAAAAACTTATAGAACATAACAACACTGATTGCTTTATATCAATTATAACCAATGGAAGCATTATGTTGCCTAAGGCCAGACTAGACATATTATCTAAATTTACAGATTTAAATATTTGTATAAGCATTGACGGCATTGGCCTAGTATTTGAATATATGAGATGGCCAGGCAAGTGGAATACATTACTTGATAATATCAATTTATTTCAACAAATTACAAAGAATATCAGCATATCGTACACTGTTAGTTCGTTGAATATATTCTATCATCAACAAACAATCAACTGGTTTGACGAGCAAGGCATTAGATATAATCACAATATTGTAACTAATCCAAATTGGTTAAGTCTTACAGCAATGCCTGCAGAATTAAAACAACTACTAGACAACAATGAATTTGCGAAACCCTGGTTAACTGTGACGGGAAAAGAAATTAGTCTTGCCAAATATAGAGAAAAAATTTATGCACAGGACTATGCTAAACACATTGATATAAAAGATTATTTGCCAGAAATAGCAAATTTACTTAGTATTAAATAAGTTTAACAGTCATGATTGTTTAATTTGCCCAAGCAACTGTTTTAGTTTAGCGCTTTGTACATCTGCTGTGATTTTGCTTATTTCGCCTGTGTCACTGTCAATCTTTTCTGTTGGATTGTTGATGCGACTTTGCGGTTTGATGCTGTCGTAAATGCTGGGTTTTTTAACGGATCCACTGCTGTTGTCATCATCGCCGCCGTTGTCTGTGATACGCATGGTATCAATATTGTATTCTAAATCGACCTTTTGCCCAACACCTGTGCTGCTACGACTTTTCATACACTGTATCTGATACTTGCCGCGTTCTTTCATGGCACGACTTGTAAAAATACCAAACACATTGTCTGCTGTGTTGATCTTACTGATACCACCCGATATATGACTGTGATCAAATTCAATTTCTTCCACAGCTGACCGATTCAACTGAGATGCAGTCACAAACAACACATTCAGTTCTTTGGCCAAGTTACGCAGTTCTTCACTCACATACTTGTCTTTGACAAACAGGTCATTGGGACTGACTTTTGCACTGACCGGCATCAGCAAGTCCAGATAATCACACATGATAAAATCCACTCGGATACCAGTTTGAATCTGTACTTCTTTGATGTAACTTCTGATATCGTTGATATTGCTCTGTGCTGGCAATGCTTTGACACGATACTGCCCAAACTTCTTGCCAGTCATTTTGACTTTTAATGTTGCTGTATCAATGTCCTTGCGAATGTCCTTGGTGCTCATATTGGTCAACATGGCATCAGTTCGTAAACTGGTAAGTTCTTCACTCAGTTCAAGACTGATATACACACCCGAAAGTCCCTGCTGTAACCAGTTCAATGCAATGTTCATCATGACCAAGCTCTTGCCCGATCCTGAGCCACCGGCAAAAATGTTCAGTTCGCCACGACTGAATCCGCCATACAACAACTTGTCCACTTGCGGCCAGCCTGTGCTGACTTGTCCACCTGAATTGAAGTATCGGTTAATTCTGGCGGCAGGATCAGCAAAGTAGTCAGTGCCCATGTCTTTTGTTAGGCTGATCTGTACTGCGTCCTTGATGAGCTTTTCTACAGGATCATACTCGCCTTTTTCCAATAGGTCAGCACTTTTTAAAATAGCACGCTCAAGTTCTTGTCGTCTGGTAAACGCTTCAAACT